CAGTTTCAGAAGGAGCACTACTTACATTATCCGCACCAGATGGATATAAAATTGATCGTGTAGTATTTGCCTCATATGGAACACCAGTAAATTATACAATTGGAAAATGTCATGCAATAAATTCTTTACCTATTGTAGAGGCGGCTATTAAAAGTGAATCATTAACTATTTCAGCTACAAATGGTACCTTTGGAGATCCGTGTCGTGGAACACCTAAGTCTTTATCAGTTATATTATCAATTCAAGAATTACAAATAGCTCCAGTTAACTCAACTCCAGAAATAATTACAATTGGTGCACCAAGAAATCTGTCCGTAATAGATGGCTCAACATCAACAATACTATCTTGGGATTCTCCAAATACTGGCACAAGACAACCAGAAAGATATGCAATTAGTTTTAATTGTGACAAATGCAATGGTTGGGGTATTGCTACGGGTAATGCTGGAGATTCTAATGCTTTAAATACAAATATAACTATTAGTCATTCATTGCTTGAAAGTTTAATGCCAAGCGGAACAGTATGGTCATTTAGCATTAGATCAGATAATGATACATTACATTTATACTCTGAGAATTCAAATGTAGTAACAATTAAAATAGGTAAAACTTCAAAAGAATTATCTGAAGAACAGGCTGTTATATTAGCAGAACAACAAAGATTAGCTGCGATTGCTGCAGCAGAAAAAGCAAGACTTGAAGCGGAAGCTGCCGCAAAAATAGCAGCAGAGTTAGCAGCTAAAACAGAAGCAGATCGATTAGCTGCAATTGAAGCAGCAAAAATACAAGCAGAAAAAGATAAGTTAGCAGAAGAAGCTGCGGCATTAGCCGAACAACAAAGATTAGCAGCGGAAGCTGCTGCTAAGAAAGCAGAAGAAGATCGCATCGCTGCAGAGTTGGCTGCTGCTAAAGCAGAAGAGGAAAGATTAGCAGCGGAAGCTGCTGCTAAGAAAGCAGAAGAAGCTAAATTAGCAGAAGAGGCTAAGCTAAAGTTTGAGGCGGAAGCAAAGGCAAAGGCAGAAGAAGATGCTAAACTTGAAGCAGAAAGAATTAAAGCGGAGCAAGAAAAATTAGCAGCTGAAAAAGCGGCAAAAGAAAAAGAAATAAAAGATTTAAAGGCTAAAGAAGATGCTCGTATAGCTGGAGAAAAAGCAATACAGGCAGAAAAAGACAAAGCTTTATCTGATGCACAAAAAGCAGCAGAATCTGGTAAAGAATTAAATAAAGAAGAAAAAATAGAAGTTGCAGCAATATTAATTGAAAAGGCATTTGAATCTGGTCAAGTAATTACTGCATCACAAATTCAATCTTCAGGAATTGAATATAAAGATTTACCACCAGAAACACCAGTTGAAGTTAGAACTTCAGAAAGTGGTGAAGCATTAGTTATTACTGCAGAAGTTGCAGCTAACGTAGCACTGGTAACAGATGCTGGAGCACTGCTAGACGCAGTATTTACAGACCCAGGAGCGGCACTACAAGCTCTTGGAAGCATTGGGGCAGATATGACTCCAGGAGAAAGAAAAGAGGCCACAGATATGGTCGTGGCAACAGTTGTGGCAGCAGGCGCAGCAATAAATGCTGTTGGAGCTGCAACAGGTTCCACTGGAGGATCTACATCAGGAAGAAGTTCTGGTGGCGGATCAGGTGGAGGAGGAGCCTCTGGCGAATCCAAGGGTGTAAGAAGGAGAAAGCCATGATGAAAATAATGAAAGATATGATTGATCAATTATGGACACTCCTAGGTATGTTTATTGCCTGGGTTGTTCTAGATGGTTCAGCGAAAACAATAGTAGGATATGCAATTATATGTACTTTAATTGCTTGGGCAATTACATATCCAATAAGAAATAGAGAAGAGGAATAAAATGAAAAATTTAAATAATGTTTTAGCTAGAATTGTTGCTGTATTTGCAGCCTCTGGCTTGTCAGTAATTGGTGCAGGTGCCGTTGTGGGAATTAGTACAGCAAAGGCAGTTGTTTTGGCTGGAACCCTAGGTGTAGCTACAGTAATTGAAAAACTTGCTCGTGGATTTTTGGATGATGGAAAACTTACAATGTCAGAAATTAATTTAGCATTTTCAGCAGTAGATAAAAAAGCTTCAAAATCTTAAAAATGGTATACTAGTATTATGAACACTTACAGGGTAAAATTAGAAGTAGAGGCTGAAATACAAGCCTTTACTGAAGATGATGCCATAGACTACATCAATGATATATTTGGTGTTGATGATGAAATTAAAAGTGTTAAATTAATTAATATAAAAGGGAAATAAGATGGCAAAAGAGGGATACAAACCAACTTCAGGAATGCAGTCTGCTGCACGTAGAGCAATTAAATTAAAAGAAGATGGTAAGGCTAATGGTGCAGGAACTGCTGTAGGCTGGACTAGAGCTGGACAATTGTCTAGAGGCGAAACATTAAGCCTATCTACAGTTAAACGTATGTATTCTTTTTTTTCTCGACATGAAGTAGATAAAAAAGGTAAAGATTGGGATAATGCAGAAAGTCCATCAAATGGTAAGATTATGTGGCTTGCCTGGGGCGGGGACGCAGGATTTTCCTGGTCTCGTAAAATAGTTAATAGGGAGAAAAATATGAAAAAATCACTAGAATTAAATGAGATCGTAGAAGAGATTAGAGACATGTTTGATGATGTAGTTAATCCAATTACTAAAACAATTACAGTTGAAGTTGAAGAAGATAATATGGCAGACGATACAGAAGACACTGCAGGGTGCGATTGTGCAGGTTGCATGGAATGTAAAGCAAACGGCGGATGCAATATGAAGAAGTGCCAAGGACATAATGGTATGAAAAAGGCACAAGAGCTTTCAGATGAAGAAATTTCAAAGAATTATGCCTCAGACAATGAAGAAGAAGATAAATGGGACAATATTCAAAAAGCTTGCTGGACTGGGTATAAACAAGAAGGAATGAAAGAAAAGGGTGGCCGAATGGTGCCTAATTGTGTTCCTGTAGAAAAAGTACAAAAGTCTGTTTGGTCTGGTACATTCCTAAAATAATCCTTGACACAGCCGTAGTTATTCCTGTATAATAATACTTGGGATGCTACGGTTTAGTGTTTAGGAAATAATGTTACATTTAAATCACCGTGGTGTAGAAATATTTATAAAAAAATATGGTAAAAATAATCAAGAGTCCTTCTGGGATAATTACAATCTTTTAATTTGGCATAAAGATCCAAACGGTTTTACAAGTAAAAGAGGTATGTTTAGAAAAAATTCCTGGGGTCAAGTTGATGTTATTCCAGTAAATAATGATGGCGTTTGGGCCTTACCTAAAAAATATGTCAGATATTTTAAATAATTTAGGCGTAGATAGAGACGATTTAAGTTGGTGGAACCTAGCTTTGTGTCAAAATATGGATGTAAATTTATTTTTTGATAAATATGAAGCAGATTCAGAGATAGCCAAAAATATTGACGAGGCTTGCATTTCTTGTCCAGTAAATAAAATTTGTTATGAAACTGGCGTAGATAAAAATGAATATGGAGTATGGGGTGGAATTTATTTAAATTCTGGCTCTGTAGATAAAACAAGAAATGGGCATAAGTCTCCAGAAACTTGGAAAAAGCTGAAAGGTAAATATGGCATCAAGTAGTTTTAAGGATGATGGACATTTCAAGCATGGTATGAATTTATGGACTGGTGAACCAAATAAACCAGTTTTTTATACTAAAGAGATGGCTCAAAAGATTAGAGATATCAAATGTCCAGTAGGAGATCTTCAAATGAACATTGTTCAGTACCCTGAATTCTTAACCATTAGGTTGTATGAAGATAATTTTCTTAAATATGATGGATCAATTAAATTAAGAGTTATTGATTATATTGAAATGGTTAAAAAACTCATAGAATCCTATGGAGTTAGATGTGAACTAGAAGGGGTCCCCGCCAAAAAATGAAAGAATGGTATGAGGTAATAAGTATTGTTTGGATACCAGAATTACAAATATACGGATCTGTTGAAAACTTAGGTGTTTATGGATCTATTGTTAAGTACCAAAAAGATGGCATAGAAGTAGAAGAACTTCTAGATAATGAAGATTTTACCGTTATGGATGAAATTGTTTTTACAAGAGTTGAGGATAATTAATGGAAAAGATATTGTGCTATTCATGCAATAAAACTAAGAATAAATTAAATATGAAGAAATCAAGTTTAATGCCTATTAATTTGCTTATGTGTGAAACATGCATAAATGCAAAACTTGAACCAAGATGGGTAGTAATTTTAGCTGGAAGACAAAATAGCATGGAACATGTTCGTGATTTTGTTTTAAAGCGTAGATATTTGGGCAATGAAATTACAGCATCAGAATTGATTATTTAAACATATATTGCTGTATAATTAACCTATAATGGATCTAATTTCTAGCTTGGGACTTGCCTTGGCCGCTTCAATTTTAAGCGGTTTTGGCACAGCCATAATTGCTGGAATAAGCGATAATAAAAAAGAACGAAATAGGCAAGCTGAACGTGAACAAGATCATCTTAAATTAGAATTAAAAGATCTTAAAATTCAATTATATCAACTTGAGCGTGACCTTATAGAATGGAAAGATAAATACTATCAGGCTATTACTGAATTAATTGAGGTCAAAGCTGAGCTTGAAGAAACATTAATTAAGTTAACACACGCTGAAATACACGAAGAATAGCCTTTCGAATTTAAAAATAGTATACTATAGTTATGACTTGTATAGTAGCTATTGCTCAAAATGGTATTGTTTATATGGGCTCCGACCATGCCGCATCCGATGAAAAAAGTGGTTGGATTATTTCTAGAAAAGAACCTAAATGTTTTAAGGTGGGACAGTATGGTGTTGCTTTTACTGATTCATTTAGAATGGGTCAGATCCTACAGTATTCTTGGAAACCACCAATTTACACTCCAACAAAAACAAACTCAGGACTTGATAAATTTATGAGAACTAAATTTATAGATTCAGTTAAAGATGCATTTAGGGCTGAAGGATTTGGAAGCGTATCACAAGCTGGACAGGAAGATGAAGGTGGAATATTTATAGTTGGACTTCAGGGTAGAATCTTTACTATAGATGAAGACTTTCATGTTGGAGAGAATGTAGTTAATTATATGGCAGAAGGATCTGGTGGGATGTTTGCCCTAGGCGCCTTGCATGCTACAAAAAATCAAAAGAATCCTAGACTTAGAATAAAAGCAGCTCTTGAAGCGGCATCAGAATTTTCAATGAGTGTGGCACCACCCTTTACATACATTCAGGTATAGAGTATAATACATATATGGATAAAAACATGAGGCCTAACAATTATGATATGGCTATGGATCTTCGTGGAGTTCCAACTCATGTATGTCCCTGCGGATGTTATATTTGGAATGTTATGGTTACATTTGAAGATTATGAAATCGCACAATATTTTTTAGATATGGAATGTGCAAACTGTGGTAGTATTGCAACAGCACCAACACCAATAGATAGAGAAGGTACATGAGAAAATCAGAAAGACTTAGAATACTTGAGTTAGAAATGGTGAGATTGGTTATGATGGTAGAGCTTCTACAGTCAACTTTAGAAAATTTTTTAGACATAGAAGAAGACAAACAATCTAATTTAGATTCTGGCAAATGGTATAACAGAAAGATGGGTAATAATGAGTAATCAACAAACAGTTTTAGAAGGCATAATTGAAGATGTTGCCATGGATTTATACAATAAGTGGTCTGCAGCACTGCCAGAAGAAGAAAGAAATGATGTAGCGTTTCAGGCTATGTCTAAAAATGCACATGAAACAACCTTGTTTGTTATTCAGAATTTTATGAATAAGTTTAATTCAGCAGCAGAAGCTTTAAAAGATCAATAGTAGGTATTGACCTTACCCTTTTTATTTAGTAGAATAGGTATTATGCAAACATTTTTACCAGAGGCGGATTTTGATCAAGTTGCCGAGCATCTTGATAGGAAAAGATTAATTAAACAAAGTGTTGAAAACTTACAAATACTAAAGTCATTAGCTGGCATGTATGGAGAAACTGGCGCATGGCGCAATCATCCAGCAGTTAAAATGTGGCGGGGACATGAAGATTGGTTGTTTCTGTACAATGAATCCATCATTAAGGATATTATCCTTCGTGGGTATAAAAATACTACACACATCCAATTTGATGAGATATATCAAGAAAACTTCCTGGGGATGGAGTCTGAAAAACCGTGGTGGCTTGGAAATAAAAAGCTCCACTATACTCATAAAGGAAGATTGTTTGAAAAGGATCCTGATCACTACTACTTCTATAGTGATTTTGCAGATTATAAAGAATCAGGCTATACATGTTGTGAGAAATGCAACTACTATTGGCCTACTCATGTGGAGGCATAATGATAGTAACAGATAGCAATTTTGATGAAGTAATTAAAGAAAACCAAATAGTTCTTATAGATTTTTGGGCTGATTGGTGTGCACCATGTAAACAGATATCACCTATTCTAGATGAAATTTCAAATGAAACTGGTTTAGTTGTAGGAAAAATAAATATTGATGAAAATTTAATTAAGCCAAAAGATTTTTCAATTTCTTCTATACCATGTATGGTTTTATTTGAAAATGGTGTTCCAGTAAAAACTATAATTGGAGCAAAGCCAAAGCATGCATTGATGAAAGATTTAGATTCATGGATCTAGATTTTGAATCTTGGCTTTTAGTTGGACATGAAAAAGGTTGGATATCAGATGTATTTTGCAATACACATGATGGGCCACCAATGTCAGACGAAGAAATGCAAGAATGGGATGAAGGCGGAGATCCGTGTTCATTTCAAGTTCGTTTAAACGAATTAAATTAGAATTCTGTGCTCAATTTGAGGCAGATTGAAATAAGGAGAATAAATTAAATGAAGTCATTTAAAAAGGTAATTTTAGTCACCGCTGCAGCAGTGGCTAGTACAATGCTTTTTGCAACATCATCAAGCGCAGCGCCGCTTGTTGTTACGGTTGCAGGAACATTAAATTCAACAACAACTGCAGCGCCACAAACTGTAGCAGTCCCATCATCAAATGTTATTGATGCTGGACGTTCAGTAGCTATTGTAGCAACAGCAGATGCAGGAACAAGTGTTTCTTTTGCTGCATCATCAACAGTTAAACTGGTATCTGCACTTAATACTGTAGATGCTCCAAAAACAGTGACATCTGGAATTTCAGGATATACCGTAACATCTACTGGTACAACAATTACCGTGTATGCTTATACAACAACCACATCAGTTGGTTCTGTAACTGTTACAAATGGTTCATACTCAACAATTGTATACATTGCTGGTTTAGCAGGTCCTGCATACAACCTAGCATTGTCTGTTCCTTCTGCAACAGCAGTGGGTACTATTCCAACTATTTCTTTGCTTACAACAGATGCTTTTAATAACCCAGTATCAGATGGAGCAACGGTAACATTAATTGGTTCAACATTTACTGGAGGTGCAGTTTCTTCATTGTTAACTACATCAACAGTAACTAATCCTAATATAGGTGCAGTTCTTGGAACTGCTACAGCATCACTTTCAACAGCAATTGCTGGTGAAGTTACAGTAGTTGCAACAGGTCTTGCAGCAACCAATGCAGTTACAGGTTTTAATGCTCCAATTAAATCTGTTATTGCTAAGTTTTCAGTATCTGATCTTTCAGCAACTATTGCTGGATTAAAGACTGAGTTGTCTGCAGAAAAAGCAGCACATGATGCTACTAAGGCTGCAAATGCTAAGGCGCTATCAGATGCTAAAGCAGCAGCAGATGCAGCAACTGTAATTGCTAAGGTAGCATCGGATAAGTCTCTAGCAGACGCTAAGGCAGCATCGGATAAGATCTTGGCCGATGTTAAGGCTGCATCAGATAAAGCAGCAGCAGATGCAAAGGCGGCTTCAGATAAGGCACTTGCAGATAAGGATGCACAAATTGTTAAGCTAACTGCAGATAACACTGCTGCTCTTGCTTCAATGAAGAAGGCATTCAACTCGCTTGCTACTAAGTGGAACAAGGCTAATCCAAAAGCCAAGGTAACACTGGTAAAGTAGTCTATTGATGTGGGGCAGGGCAACCTGCCCCACACTATGGAGATAATTATGGGAAAACATCACGATAAAATTAAAAAGGCATTGGAACAAAGAATTGCCTCAACTCCAAATAGTCCAGCATATAAAAAGCCAGGATCTATGAATAAGAAAAAAACTGGCTATAGAGGTCAAAAAGCTAAGGGATCTAGGTGAATAAAGAAATTTGTGAAATGCAGGAATGCAATAAACCTGCAACTAGATTAACAACAACAGAAAGCAAGTATATTCAAATATGCGAAGACTGTTGGCACGATAAGTATAGAAAATGATATAATAGTAAGATAGGTGGACTTCTAGACCCATCTAAATATAACCCTATAGGAGTAATAAAATGACAGACGGTATTAATTTAACAGGTTTTAATGAGACTAAAGGATACGAGGCATCACCTTGGCCAACAGAATCATATACAGAAGCACCAGCAGCAGCATTTCCAGCTAAGGATATGTCTGCACAGGGCAACGCAGGACTTGGACAAGAAGGTTCTTCAGGATCTCTTCCAATTTCTGGCGCAGACGAATCGGATATGTAATCATGGCTATAAATAATGTGCCACAGGTTGCCTATACAGAGCAACCATCAGCAGCTTTTCCATCAACTGATATGTCCAATCAAGGACCATCTGGAACAACTGCAACAATGGTTAATTCTATTGAATCCATGAGAAACTTTGGGGCAGGTAAATAATATGTGCGCTATGTGTGGATGTGGAAAATCAGAATTCATGGGCGAATCAATGCCTATGCCATCTGTTGATAATGCAGGACGTGAGCAGGTAATTAGAACTGGCGACATGTTCGGTACAGATTCAATGGATCAAACAGCAGGTAAGGAATAAATTTTGACAGATAATGGTACAGGTATGGATGCCCCAGCAAACAGCAATGCAGCAGGAGCAGTTACCTCACAAGAAGCAACAAGAAAAAAACCTTATCAGGGCAAGTTTAAGTCTGGTATAAATAATCAAAGAACAGCAACAAAAATTGATACCAACAAGCATGGTATTAGAAGAGAAACAACTGTTCCGCCAAAAAAGACTGGAAAGCCCAAAAAGGTATAATTAAATAATAAAATGTGGCCTCATTCATTTTTGTTTGAGGCTACATTTATTTAAGGGGATTTATGTGTAAAGAATGTGGATCATGTTCAAAAGAACATAACAGAACAATTGATGATTCAATAGATGAAGTATTAGATGCAGTCATATAGCTATTGACTGTAACAACAATTTATTATATACTTAAATAATAGAGTTACTAAAGAGAAGAGAAAATTATGTGGTCGTGGATTTTAGCAGCAATTGGTGTAACTGGCATATTTTTTGTCGGAAGAAAAACTATATGGGGTTGGCTCATACTATTACTAAATGAATGTATTTGGATTGCGTATGCTATTGCATCAAAACAATATGGTTTTATTTTTATGGCTACAGCATACTCAATAGTTTATATTAAATCTTATTTAATGTGGAGAGAAGAACAAAGAGCAGGGATGTGGATTTAAATGATTAAACCATTAGGTGGAATGTTATTGATTACAAAGATCGAGTCGGGAGAAAAGACAACCAAGACAGGTTTAGTTATTTCATCAGTGATCTCGGACACAGGGCCTAAACTAGGTACAGTAATTGCAATGGGTCCAGGAGAAGCTAATTATAAAGGTGATCTTGTGCCTATTAATGGTATTTCTGTTGGAGATATTGTATATTATCCAGAATACAACGGTACAGACATAGAAGATGATGATGGCAATAAGTACCTTTTGATTCATTCTAAAGTATTACTAGCTATTAAAACAATTGACTAGAATATAGATCTAAATTGATCGAAAGTGCGAAAAGTGCGGCGAGAGAGAGAAGCAATTGATTAATTCGGAACAATTTGATAGAGAGTTCGATCTTGAATCCATGCTAGACGCATGGAAAATAGATCCACAAACGCAGGAATTACTTAGCAGATTAGGTTCTGACTATGACGAAAATGGAATACCATATTGGGAGAAAAATGATTGATAGATTGGTCAACTTATTTTTTAGGTGGGGAAACCTAAGAGAAGCACTATTTGCTGAAGTTCATATGTATGATGAAGTAAGTAAAAGTATAAAAGAATATAAAGAAACGGGACCAACCAATCTAACTTGGTCTGAAGGTGATACTTGGTATGGATGGACATATAATAGTAACGCCAGACGTTATTATTTTGATGATATTGGTAATAAATCTCTAATGGGCCTATGGGAAAATCAGTGGGAATGGGAGAAAAAGTGAATCGAAAAGTGAAGAGAAGAACATCATTTGCAGCATTTTTGTTATCTTCTGTATTGCTCATATTAGGAATATTTAAGATAGTACAAATTGATGAAATTGATCTCGATGGTGCATTTGAAGAGCCATTGGATCATATAGATGATTAAGTCCTGGTTGACTAAGAATATTATATGTAGAATTAAAAATCACAATCTTAAAGATGTGGGATCTTGCCCATATAATGGAAACGCCTATTATGTATGCATTAGGTGTTTATATGTATTTCCTAGAGAGAAGTTAGCATGAAGCATGAAAATGAAACAATTACCCTAGCGTGGTGTGATGATAATAAAGTTTTAGGTAAGTTTGCCTTTGGACTTATGAATATTTTAGTTGAGTCAGATCTGCCAATTGTTAAAGTAATTAGATCAACGGGCGGGTTAGTAGGAAAGCAACGTGATAATGTTATGAATACTTGGTATAAAAATAACACATCGGATTGGATTCTATGGGTTGATTCAGATGTTGTTTTAACTATAGATAAATTAAAGCTTCTTTGGGAACATGCAGATAAAGATACACATAAGATTATTAGTGGAGTTTACTTTATTTCATTCCAGAAAGAAGAGCCTATGATGGAACCAGTTCCTTGCATATTTAAGGAATTTGTAGACAATGGTGTATCTACCATGCGTCCAGTATCTGGAATTAGTATGGATCTAGAAGTTACTTCATTTAATGGATTTGAGCCAGACAAGTTGATCGAAATTGCAGCAGCTGGATTTGGATTTTTGCTGATTCATCGATCAGTCTGGGAAGAGGTTAAGAAAATATGTCCAGATAGATCCCCATTTGATGGAGGATTCTGGTCGACTGAAGATATTCCATTCTTTAGACATGTTAAAGATGCTGGAATTCAGTCATATGCTCATACAGGAGCTACAGTAGAACATATGAAGATATTCTCGTATGATGTCAATTACTACAATGAATTTTGGCGGGGAGTCATAGGTAAGTGAGAGAAGAATCTAAAGTCAAAAAGGCGGGGATTACCAAAAGAGTCAATACTATCCAATTAGCAAGAGGATGTTGGAACTGTGGATATAGAAAGAATACTAGATCATTAGACTGGGCACATATAGATCCATTAACTAAGTATAGAACAAAAGATGGAAAACCAGTTCATATTTCCAAGATGGTAATCCAGGGAGGAAATGGATCTAGATACTCTGAAAGAACTATAATGAGAGAGATACCTAAATGTATCGTTCTTTGCAGAAATTGTCATGCTGAATTTGATTTCCCAGAGGCCAATACTGGCCTAGAAAATTATCCAATTTTGCATGAGACTGCTATATCCCCCGCCGACTTTATGGTCCTCTATGAGGCTTATAAGGGCTTATATGACCTATATATAGAGAAACCATAGGAAAATATTACTATCAATTTACTATCGATTACTATCTAATTAGATATAGATATATATTCATGTAATTGAGCATCCCCCAAAACTCCCCATAATACTCCACTTTGCTCCACATAGACCATATAGGCATATATATGCCATGTTGTCAATAGAGCATATGTTCAGGGATTTGTCAATACCTCTCGTAAATAGGAAAAATGGCCCACAATTTCATAGAAAATTTTCACAGATTCTGATCTATATTATGTATATTTAAACAGATAATCATTTATATGGATCTTATTCTGTGAGATTTTATAGGAGCTTTCAGGGATTTTATTCATGTGTTCGTAAAAGCAATAAGTCGCCCTCATTTTATCCACAAAAAAATCCACAGGCTGTGGATAACCTGTGGATAATTCTGGGCTAGATATGTTTAATTGATCTATACTATCTTATGTATATTGATTACTTCTGCAAGATGAGATGCTAACATTGTTCCCGCCGAAGTTTGACCATGCTCCCAGTCTGACTGGAATCTGCGGTCTTGTTGCTCAATGATTGCTTTCAGCAATTCCATAATTTCGTCCTGAGCATACAATGTATTATTATTTACTAATAGATTTGCTAGGATTGTGTAATCGAATCTTACATCATGGATTGCTTCTGTGATTTTATCTGCTAACTTTTCTTCTGCTGTCTTCTTTGCCATGGTCCGCCTGTCCTTTGTTAAGTTGTTAATTCTACCATTTAAGAAGAAGGCTGGCAAGTCGCCCTGCCAGCCTCTTCGACCCAACCGCCTTACTTAGCCTTACTGACCTTTGGTTCCTCCGTGAAGGTTATTCCCTTTGTAAGGGCCTCCTGTAGAGCTACCTTGGCTGCTCCTGAGAAACGGCCACGGGCACCAACTGTAATTCCTTGCTGCTTTAGATATTCACGCTTTGTAGTCATTTGTTTGTCCTTTCTAGACAAGTGTTTATATTTATTATATACGATATTTACGATTCTGTAAATACCCCGCCGATATTAAGTTGTTATAGGATTTGCCCGTCTTGGGGAATTCCTAATTCTTCATTCATTTCTACTACGTCTATTACTTCAATTACGTAGTCATTTTCTACCTCAAACCAATCACTAGTTTGTCTTTGATTTGCTATGTCATATGCTTCAACTGGGTCGGCAGCAGAGACATCCATATAATAGTTTAATTCTTTATTCCCATATACCCTATACGTTGGCAAGTTCTCGTTCCTCCCATTCCGCTAATGTTCTAACTGTAAAATCCTTACCTAGATTATAACAAAATTCAACTGCTTCTGTCAATAACTCTGTCTCAAATATTGGGACAGATACAGGATCAATTTCAGATTTATCATAGATCTCAAATGTCCTGACTCCCCCAGGTGAGACATCATATGCAATTTCCAGGATTTCTAGACTAATTCCGTATGACATGCTATGCTCCCTCAGTTTGTTCAATGCGATCTTTAATTAATTTACTAATGATGTTGTGTGCTTCAATGTTTTCAGTTTCGCTGCCACCCCACAAAAGCTTTTGGGCTTGGGCCAACTGATCATTAATGTACGTGTCACTCATCTTCATCTTCGTCCTCTTCCTCCTCAAACATGGAATCTACCATGTAGTCACGATTTAACATCCATTCCATAACATCTTCATGATGTTGTTCAGCGCCATACTCTAGAGAGAACCCCATGCCTGCCTCTACAGCCTCACAGAGGTGTCCCCACATTTGGTCTTCAGTTGCCTTCATGACAAACGTTTCGTCTGTCATTAAATTCTTGATTGTACTCCATGTCCACAACCATACTAATGAGAGACCTAGGTCCGTGTCATCTAGAATCTCTAAACATTTGTTTAGTTTATCTTTGTCTTCAGGCTTCATCCCGTGCTCCTTTCGCAAAAGCAATGTCATATGTCAATTTGTACAAATCTCCTAGAGCGTCAAGGTACCCTTCTAGGTGTAAGCGGTCCACGGTTTGGTCATACTGTTCATCATCTTGATTTGTATATTCAGATAACTTGTTTTCTGTTTCAACCATTAGGACCTTTAGTTCGCCATGCATTATATCTGCTCCGTCCATGCCCAAGTTGACCATGCGTTGCATATGAGGCGGAAGTTCAAAAGTATCAGTCATTGTTATACCTTTCGTTAGTTTCATTCATTATATCAGTTGCCACTGACAATAAATGTTCTGTTGCCTGGATTTGTCCCTTTAAATAATCATATCCTTCACCTTGAAGAGCATTCTCCAAATCCTGGTTAAGACTAATTAGATGTATCTTCATATACTCTAGGAACTTAGAAGACTTTGTTTCTATTTTATTATATTCCTCTTGGTCACATCTATAGCATGTAACATTTTCATCCTCCGTATAAAGCATTCCTGCCCCACATGAGGAACACCATGATTGGTCATACATTCCCATTATGCTCCCAACCCATCTGACTTACCAGTTTCAATACACTCTTTGCATACATACCAACCACCTTCAATTGTTATGTAATCTGCTAATCCTTCACAGATACAACATTCATCCATTAGTCAAAATACCCTTCTGCCCATAGGCCTTGCATGAAACTAACAGACATTTCTAAATCTTTAACTAATTCAGCTTTGTCAATTAAATTGGACGGAGTTCTAAGATAGAATAACTTAGCATCATGTACAGCATTAATCATTCTATTTAGATCGGATTCAGTATAGCCTAACATTATGCTACCTCATATTCATGTAAGTAGTTTAATACATTGTGAATAATACAATCACAATCTTCCCCGCCCATATTATCCATAAACTCTAGATGACTAGAATTTTCCTCATACAGATAAAGAATTACTTTATCAAACATCTCTAACATTGTCATGCTTCCACCTTTCTATATTCGGGTACTTTAGTGTCTAAGTATATCTTATGGGTCTGACATTCTGCGACAGCCTCTAGGTCTGCCTCGCCAAGCCAATTGCAGTTACTACAGATTTCACCACATTCATTTTCGCAGTAATCTAATGTATTATATGAATCACAATCTCTGCATTGATTATCATATTCAACTAGTTCTGTTACATTACCACGAACAATCTCATATTCCCCACCCCAACCTGTCTCTTCCTCAAACTCTAAAGTAAGCAGGCAGTTAGGAACAAGATTAGATAGTTTAGTTAAGATAGTTACAGCAGGAGACCATGCAGTTTCATATTTATATACAAGCCAGTTGTCATCACCTTCTGACTTATATTGAATTAGTTCTGTATTTGGATACTTGTCATCATCTGATACAGCAACATCCCACTTAGTTCCCCAATTAGAATTGTTCCAAGAATACCAATCCTTCTGTGTCTTGGCATGTGCTACCTCTTGTGCAAACCAATTAGGGTCTTTCATGTCTGCACCTGAACGTGTTGGCTGGCAGGCATATTCCTCATCAGTAATGCCGTCATCTTTATATGAATGAATGTTGAAGAAAGCAAAGACAGGATTAGAATAAGTTACTTCTTTAATTTTGGTGGGGAAACCCATAGAACTAATATCACCCATACCATAAGTCTCTTGTGCTAATGTAAAAGGCTTATTCAGTCTATCCTTAATCATATCTATTTCATCCTTTGGACCTTGAATGGTCAAAGTGTTATATACCCAGTTTGGCATTTGATATCCTTTCGTTGATATGGCTTAATTGTAACATGCACCACTGACAATTGTATATAGGATATTCGTGTGATTCACACCACATGATCTCAAAGCTTGAGAATTCTGGGAAATATATTTGACATCCGTAAAACACTTATGATACCCTCATGTACTTGTGGGCAATAAAAAACCCAGCTTGCGCTGGGTTAGATATTTGAGGCTGCTAGGACAAACGAAAGGAAGTAACCTGCCTTACTTAGCGACTAGGAGATCTCCTATTAGCCGCACCTCAATTTGAAAACAGGCCCCTGGCCTAATATAATTATAGTCGACCAAGGGCTCAGTTGTCAAACGGAGAGAGTTACATCTGAATACTTTTCCACAAAGGCTGAAAGGTCCATTGTGAATAGCGCTTCATTCTTCATTCCCCGTACTTTATTGTCAGTATTAGCAAACGTGTCTTCCTCGTGAAGAGAGAAGGTTCGTCCCTTCCAATCAATGACTGGAATTTTGTGCTCATTATCTGCAATCTCATTTACCTGCAGGCCCCAGCCAGTCTCAGAGGACCAACCGTTTCCAATCATTTGTGAAATTGCTATACGTGTTGCATATGATTCATCCGTCCACCGTGGCTCAGCCTTGGCTACAGCCTCAGCCAAGTTAGCAAGCATGCCATGACCTGCCCAGTGTCCATATAGTACAATTGTCTCGCCGTTGTTCTGCACAAACACGAAGTTCGCTCTATCTCCCATTATATTTCCGCCGTTTCTGTTAGTTGGATTTCTTCTTCTACTATATTCAATTGTATAACTTCATAGGCCACCTTGTCAAGGCCTGCCTTATTTTTATTGTAGTGGTGCCCACAAAATGCTAACTCACCATCAACTAGTTTAATTAGATACATTGCTTGAGCAGTCCTACATTGGTCGCAGCCAATCCATCTATTTAAATCTTCTGTAGTCATAGTTTACCGCCTTCTATCATCTCAGATAATCTATCTAGAATCCAAGAATCAATATCAGCGATGTCAATCTCTGCAAGCTTCTCCATGATTTCCTCACGGGCAAACTTATAACCATCTTGAAATCCATCCTTGTAATCTGACACTTTATCTCCCTGTATATCCTGTTGGCTCGTAGTCCGAAATATATGATTCCTTTAAACCATATTTGTCACGAATGCGTGACACTTTCTCAATGCTACCAGTTCCTATATTGAATGTCAACGGTGATAATGCCTGTGGGTCAAGCCCAATCATTTGTGCGTCCCAATAGGCCATCTCCATGGATAGCCTATCGGGAGCGGTGAGTTCAAAGTACATTAGTTCTCACGCACATTCGTAACTTCAGTATCGCAAACTTCAACGTTACCATTCTGAGATTCAACATAAAGGTTGTCGTAGATTTCCTGCTCAACATCTACATCACCTTCAAGCAAATCAACTGTAATAGTTCCGCTAACTTCAATTGTTGCAGACCATTCAATCTCTTTAACTAGAGGAATGTCTAGCGCTTCAGCAATTGCACGTAGTGTATCTTGGTCATCTGAATCAGCATAAGCCTCAGAAATAATATCTTTAACTGCACCAATCTTTGATTGAAGAGTTGATACTGCTTTAGAATTTGTGCGGGAATTATGAAGTTCCCATTCTATATTACGTACCTTATCTGTAGCATATGTTTCATCGGAGAATCCTTTGATAACTTTATATGTAACTAGTAAATCAGGGTTGTACTTCTCTGAATCTGATAGTGGCAGATTCTCTGTTGTCATTCCGTCCATTGTATTTCCTTTCGTTTGGGTTAATGGTGCAATTGTAGCATGCTCCACTGACATTCACAAGGATTTCGGGAAAAAATTTATGTGATCCGTAACACATGCTGCAGGCCCTTAAGTATGGGGGCATCTCATATATTGATATTATAATCTCAGCGACCTGTATGGGACTTGAACCCACGACCTCTACCGTGACAGGGTAGCGCTCTAACCAACTGAGCTAACAGATCAAAAAAATTGTGAGCAGTTTTAAATCATGCTCAGGATTTTTTTATTTAGAAATTCATAACCAATTTCTTGATTTTGTTTTTCTCAGCAGTTAAAACTGGGTCAAAGCCACTTGCGCCAGCCATAAGAGTTTCAGAATTACCACGACCTGTGCGATAGTAATCAAGGCGTTCGGTTAGCGCATTAAACGCACCCCATTTTGTTCCCTTGATTGTAGCGTTAGTAGGTGAGTTGTAATAAAGTTCATCAAGCAGAACAATTTTATTTTCCCACTTCTTTAGCGCACCCTTAGAATCTTTTTCAGGCTTAGGATAGATTGCTTGAACTAACTTAGAAAATTCTGCGTTAGTTATTTCTTGCTCAAACATGGCTTTTGCTTCTACTTCAAATTCATCAAAGTATCCAAGAGCAAGCCAAAGAGTTTCACGAGCAACAGCGATTCGACCTTCAACAGTTTGTGTATGACGAATCTTGAAAGATTGCTTAGCATTACGCATGGCAAGATTCAAAGTATTTTGGCAAACAACACGAACAGGTGTAACGGCTGCTTGAACAGCAACAGAGCCGTCATGTGATGTCCAAACAATTAAATAAAGTTTAGTTTCATCATTAGCACCTTGTGGGTCTAATACCATTGTGCGTGGAATGTCCACAGTTCCGAAAACTACTTTACCCTTTTTCAAAGAGCCAGCAGATTCCCAACGGCAATTAGGGTCGGTATCGTGAATAGCGTCAGCAAACGCAAACAGTTCCTCATTTTGAACAGGAACATAACGCTTTCCAACAGTAGCAAGAACATCAGTTCCCCCATTGAATGGATTAGTACGAACAACTAATTGAGAATTAGAAACATCATTCCAAGACTCATCAATGTGATTTGTAATTGGAGAAAGTCGAACATTCCAATTAGATAGTTTTGCTTGTTCTAGCATTGTTGTGGTTGTAACGACCTCATCTTGTGTAAAGATACGATTAGCAAGATTGTGCCAAGCAGGTGCGCCACGCAAGGCGAAAGCAACTTCGCCATTTTCAGTTTCTAGATTATGAGCCATTTTTTTTCCTTTCGATTGGTTGATTGGATTTAGTATAACATAGGGGTCTGACATTTACTAGTCTTGGGAGTCATTTGTCCAAATTATGCCATGTGATGAATCTCACAAATTTCTAGGCGTTTTCCACAGGCACCCGTAAGGCTGTGGATAACCCCCCACTATTGGGGGCAGGAAAGCTGGGGCAGGAATAAGATCCCGCCCCAAGACTTATGCTAAACCAATTTCTTTAGCGGTTAATACTTTATACTTATTTATTTTATTTACAGTTGTTTCATCAATTATAAGAGCGGTTGTTTTCTTTTTCTTTATGCTATCAAAAACATACGCCTTTACTTGTCCTTGAAATCTGCGAAGGTTTGAGAATACAATTTCAGTTAAGTATTCTTTATCAACGCCTTGTTCTGAATAGATTGTTAAATCATTTGCTTTATTTGCGTCATAGATTTCTACACGAAAACGATTTTTCATTTTGTTACTTTCTGTTAGTAGGTATAAGAATTATAACATTGGGGGCTAGAGTTTGTCTAGCCCCCTAATTATTAAGCCCCGATTTTTACCATAGCCCAGCGAAGTCCGTTTTCTGTTTGTAGCCCTAGTTTAGTTAATGTTGGGCGGATAGAAACGATTTCGCTAATTGTGCCAGTAATACCAGACTTTCCTGTTGTAAAGACATCTCCCTTTTTATAGAAGCGACCTTTAGCAGTATCTAGAATTGGTGACATTTTATTTCCTTTCGTTAGTTGGGTTGGTTGAGCAGTTTTAACACTTGCTCAGGTGTTGGTTTATTTAGAGATACTGCGCTACTGCGTTGTAAGTTGAGGTATTTACAGTTTCCTCATCTGTCATTTTGAGAATACGAATTGCGTTTTCGATTTCGTTTTTCATCTCACGATAAGTGTGCTGATGAATTGTCTCAAAATCTTTTGTAGGCTCAACAGGAAAATTGCTTTCCTCTGTGATGATGTCAAAATCTACATTGAGAGTCTTGTTCCATGAACGATAGTTTGTTCTGATGTTCTCAGCCTTTGAGAATTGACCAATAGCCCACTTGCCGATTTCCTTCTGCCAAGCCTTGTACGCCTTTTGATACTTTGCTTCGTTTGCTTCTTGTGCTTCGTAGTCCTTAGTTAGTTGTGCTAACTTAGTTTCTAGTGCCTTGATGATTTTAGGTGTTGCGATTTTAACTGAGATTGCTTTTCCTCTAGCCATTTATTTTCCTCTTTCAGTAGGTTGGTTTGTTAGTTGTATTGTAGCAGGGGCTACTGACAATTTGGTAGCCCCTGCCATTTGATTAGTTAGTTACGCTAGTCCAGCGTTCTGTTCCGCTTACATCAAGCAAGACACGGCTTACACCGCTTGGGTGATTGTCAATAGCCTTGACAATTCCTGTTACTCCGCTTGTTGTAGTTGTGTAGGTCTGTCCGACCTCTAGTGTTGATTGTGTTGTCATTTTGTTTCCTTTCGTTAGGGGTTTTATTATACAGGGTAGGTCTGACATTTTCTACCCTAATCTCATTATTTAAGTGTGACTTTAGTCACACTCAGGTAGCCATGCGTGTAAGTGGTGTTGGTCAATAATCGCATGAGCGGGTGCGTGTTTTTCTCCACGATAGAATACGCCTTCAGGCATTTCGATCAGTTTATTAAAGTCCTCATCATAGTATGCGTCAATAGCCTCAATACAAGGTTCGACCATAGAAAGCGGAACGGGAGGATAGTGGTTACTTTGTAAGTGAATAGATAAAGCCATTTCTAAGTCTAATTCCTCAGATAGGTCTAGTGCTGTGTTGTATCCCATTTATTAGTTCTCCTCTAAGATAGTTTCGGTTAGTTCGTCTAATTCCTGTATTGTATCGCATAGGTCTGACATTTGTTGTTCAGTTAGCAATACCTTAGTTACGCTATCTGCTACTTTACTAGCAAGAGCAGATGAATACATAAATAAGTATTTAGCATAAGTTTCATCGTCTAGGTCATTTCTGCGAGTGTGTAATTCTCCAGCTAAACCCATTATGTCCTCATTAAAGACAGATGATTTGGTTGCGTCTAATAAAGCGGTTGCGGTTGATAGCATTACTCTGCCACCTTTAGAATAGCGTATGAGCCATTTTCGTTAATCTCATCAAGGATGGGTTGTAGGCGTGGTGCTACTAAAGACTTCAGCATACCTTCGAGCATTTGGATACGCATTGACTCAGGTAAAGACATTACCTGTTCAGTAATTGGGTGTCCTTCGGCAAACTCTGTTACAAACTTAAGCGAGTGTTGGATTTTCATTTGATACCTTTCGTTGTTGGAATAAGAGTATTTTAGCATAGCCCACCGACATTTTTCGCAACACGCCCCTGTTTATTTGATTTATTTTTGTGATAAACCTCACAAATTCCAGGGTGTGTCGTAACTTGACGTAAGGCAAGTTTTGCCCCCACAACTATGAGGGCGGTGTGAGAAATATCACATCGATTTAAAAATAGCCCATATAGCTACTAGGAAGGGCCCTACAATAATTCCAATAAGGCCCCCCAGTGTGATCATAGCAGCGATATTAATAAACGTGTCCATTATTTATTTCTCCCAGGACAATCTTCATGAAAATAAGTTATTAGCATATGATCAGGATCCGTTGTTGTTGCTCCGCATGCATGACATGACCATGATTCTTTTTTGTTAGACATTTTATTTCTCCTTATTTTTTAGTTGCGCTAAATCTAATATCTGCTTTTCCATAAACACACAATCCGCATGACACGCATGCAGACCCATTGCTTGAAATTAGCGGAATGCTTTTCATGTTCTCAGGACATTTAGCGCCAGGCTTTCCCGTTAATTCTTTCATTGTGTTTTCGGTAACGGCGAAAGTCTTTCCCAAATATGCAAGGCGGATACCAGAATTTAGTTTTAAGTCATGAGCAATATCTTTATTATCATCATCCGTAGAATAGTACAGTGAGAGATTAGATATATCTTTTAGAATAATAGCAGCAGACTTAACACGAGTATATACCCAAAATTGAACATCAGGGTAATTAGCAATAACAGTCTTCCATGCATATGCATAAGTATCGTTAAAGAAATCTCCGTCCCAGTGGATACGGAATAATTTAGGCGCATTCTTCTTATCACAATCATTGACAAAATCAACAATCATCTCATCAAGCAATAGCAACATGGTATCCATATCCGCATTGCGTAGCAATTCCCAATTGTGTAGCAGGTTAACCTTAACACCCTTGAACAGTTTTTCTAACTTGCCTGCATAGCATACGCTTTCGCATATGCTAGTAGCGCCAGGGCATGAAAATTCTTTTCCTGCAGGCAATCCGAAAGTGTTAGCAATTGCAGCCTGCTTGCCATTCTTAGTGACAAGGTTAGCGACTTTTCTATCGTTAGAGCGTTTTAGTTTAGACAAGGTGAAAGTAATCCTCTCGCTCAGATAATTCCATAAATCCTTTTTCGGCAGACCATTCGAAATAGTGTTCCGCACACAATTCGTTAGGAATTACAGAATAGGAATTAGTAGTAGCATTACACACCGCACACAAGGCTTCGATTAAGTTACCCACAGTTTTTACCTTTCGTTTGAATTAAGAGAATAGTACCATGCGCCACCGACAAATAAAAATCGACACGCCGTGAATTTTGTGGGGAAAATCACAATGTGTCTTAAATCACATTTTGCCCCCACATCTTTGGGGGCAGCTGATCATTGTGTCAAGTCAACACGCCGCTTGTGTTTTGTTTTTCTAGAATATTTTTTCTTATTGCGAACAGGCGTTGCGGCATTTGATCTCCGCAACTCCTGAATGCGTTTTACTTTATCTCGAAGTGAAGTTTGGAACATTATAATTGCTCGCTTCATGAAATCGCTTTACATCAAATCTCGGATTATCTTTCGCAAACATTTCTGCGAAATCATTTACGATTTTAGAAAATAAAGCAGGGTGAGTTTTATTGCTCGCATACTTTAAAATTTCTGCGGTTGCTACATAGTCTTTGCGTGTCATCATTTTAATTTTCCATTTCTTTTAGTAGTTTAGCATTTCCAAATCTATCTGACTTTAAAGATAGTTCGCAATCTTTACATTGCCACTCATAGCGAACGCCATTTGAGGCAATCGCCCAGTGTGACATTTTACCAGAACACACGAAACAGTAAACAGCAATTTTTTGCCCTAATCCGCCTATTGTAATTGTAGCCATTATTTAGTTACTACCTTTCGACCTTCACGATAAAAAACTTTTGTATACATTTTGCCAGTCGGCATTAAGAGATTAACTGTTGAGTATTCGTTAGCAAATCCCCAGTCGGTGAATGCTAAAAAATCAGTGAATGCTTGTAGGGCATCATCATAGTTTTTATTCCAGTGGATAGGCTTGCTATCGTAGGCAATAGTAATTTGATACATTAGTAAATCTCCTTACCTTCAGCGCATTCGCATTGTTCTACATCATAATTATTTTCGTCACCGAAAAAAATAAATCCAGCACCACCGCATTCGTCACAAGCAACTGCGATAATTTCTTTTATGTCTTTAACCATTATTAGTTTTCCTTTCGTTTGTTTGTTTAGTTATTGTACCGCAAGGGTCTGACAATTAGTCAGACACCTTAACGGCTACTGTGCGATAAGTATAACCACCATAAGGCTTGCGTACTTCTACAAGATACGCTTCTGCGCCGTCATAGTGTAAGCAAGCAGGGTGTTTTTCCGCTGAGATAATTTCGCCTGTTAGTGTGCGAGAGTGGTATTGTGTTCCTACAAGTAGGTTTTCGATTGAGTATACATTTGCTGACATAGTGTCACCTTTCGTTTGTTGATAGTCGCAATTATAGCCTACGGCACTGACATTTTTCAAATCCAAATTTAATTTTCTCAAATAGTAAGACGGCGTGTCGTGTGATTAATCTCACAAAAATTCCAGGGGGTGTGGATAACTTTCCTTAACCTGTGGATAACCCCCACATCTTTGGGGGCGAATCAGCTTTTGTCAAGCCGACACGCCCAAGATTAGTTAATAATCTTCATCCATTCCAAATCCAGCGGAAGCAAGGGCGTCAGAATCAGCCCAGCCAGTCAGTTCATAGAATTCCATTTCTTCGGAATCATAGCATTCAGCACAGGTGTAATCATCACCATAGATTTCGTATTCTTCAATAGAATCGAAAGTTTCTTGAGCACCACAAATTTCGTAGTTCAAGCAAGCAACTGTAAATAGTTCCATTTTAAAGCCTTTCGTTTGATTTAAGGGAATAATAACATAGTCAACTGACATTTACAAGCGACACGCCCAAAATTCAGGGGATTTATCTATGTGATCTTAACCACATTTTCGCCCCCACATCTTTGGGGGCGCATTGCCTTTTGTCAAGGCGACACGCCGATAGATTTTAAATTCTTTCGTTTTCTTTTATCGCATCTTCAAAATCTAAAAGCGATTGATGATAAGCAACGGGGTCACACTCTCGCAAAATTTGTGACGGATAAAATTTTAAATTTCCAATTTCAAAAACTGGATAAGATTCGTCAAGCATTTCATCAAACCAAGTTTTTATTTCAAAAGCGATTTCAAAATCTAACATTTATTTCTCCATTACTCTAATAATTATGTCAAAATCTTTTTCGGATAATAAAACTTTAGCAGACCCCCAAAGTGCTGACATCCAATGTTCAGCGTATTTTTCTGTTGCTAATTTTTCTGCTAAATTTCTTTTTTCATCTAAAGTCATTAGATAGCACCTTCCTGAAATAAACCAATTTCAAAATCTAATAATTCTTGAGGAGTTGAGTCGGCTAAATCAACCCACTCAACGCCCATTTCGTCAATACGAGCAAATTCGATAAATCCCATTAGTTGCTACCTTCTTTCTTTTCTGTAATTGTAGCGGATAGGACTGACAAAGCCTGAGCCTTGCTTGCTTCACGTTGTGCGATAACGTGAGCCTTGAATTCATCTAGGTTCATTTCTGACCTTCTTTCTGTGTTGTTGTTATAGTGGAATTGTAGCATGTGGGACTGACATTTTTGGGACTTTCTTCGGCGTGTCGGAAATCTTTTTTTTGTGTTTAATCTCACACAAATTCCAGGGGTTTTCCACAACTGTGTATAAAGCTGTGGATAACGCCCCCAAAAAGATGGGGGCCAGCTGTCGCCCTGTCAAGGCGACACGCCGTTACCCTAGTGTGATTTATCCCACTCTCGGAAATCCGCTACGATCTCCCGCCACATCATGCGCCCCATATATAGGGCGGGTACGATAAGGGCTATCTGTACTAGGCTAGTTAGTAAGCGATTAAGTGTCATTTAGTATCTACCTCTCTAATATTGTAAGTGAAACCTTTACCTAATTTATTTAGTTCAGCAATTACCGCTAAGATTTCTTCAGGCTTACTAGCCTTTTGATTAACGGCTAATAGGTTAGAGCCTTGCCATAGTGTATAAGTGATAGTCATTTATTAGTTATCCCAATCTAGTGTTAGTTCATCATCATCATCAAAGTTATCAGTTAAGACATCGCCATTAGCGATAGCCTCTTCCCATGCTAGGTTTTCTTCTAAGCCTAAGTACATATCGCTTACATCTAATTGGATAGTGTCCCATTTAGTCATCATTTATTTTATTCTTTCGTTAGTAGTTATAGTAGGAATTGTAGCCGATAGGTCTGACATTTAGTAGCGACACGCCGTTAGGCGTTAGTGTGATTATGCTCACACTTAGCCTCTATCTCATGTCCAAACTCTTCTACGAGTTCTTCATAGACATCATCTATGTAGTCTAGGTAATCGTTCATTAGCGACCCTCCCAACTTCTAGTAGTAGCGTACACTACGCTATTGCGTGGTGTGTATTCAATTTCTACTAGATTAGTTTCTAGTATTGTGCCTCTAAGGGCTAAGAGGTCTAAGTAATTGTTAGCCTCAATTTCTGAATTAAAAATAATTCCTAAGCAAGTGCTAAACTCTTTCATGAGAGGATAAGCAGGGTTAGTGTTGTATTCAACACGATAGGATAACTTGTATCCTTTTTCTTTTAATGAGTTCATTTAGAACTCCTTTCTTAGTAAGACTTTCTTACTTTCTAATAATTTAATACTAGCAGGGGGGTCTGACAAATTGGAGGGTACAATTCGGACATGTCGGACATTTCAAAAAATAATTGTGTGAGATACGCCACAAATAAGGGTATATGGGCGCACTATTTGGACAATTCGGACATTTAAAATGTGTGTATCATACAAATAAAATCCCTATTAACATTTTATGAAATATGAAATACTAGTCGACTAGGATTATATGATCAAAATTTGGCGGGAACCCTTGACCTGGAAATATTTTAAATGCTATCATAATAACCTTGGACAGTTTTCGGAGATAATATCAAGGGGTTAAACTCCAAGTGCGATGATGACGGAAGTTGTATTTTACAATATCTTTCAGATAATAGCTAGGCCTACTATAGGTTCAACCGATGAATGGCGGATTTATACTCTGATCATTTCGGGGTTCTCTTTTTCTTAAAAAAGGGGTATAGGGGTTGTATGCTTAAATTCTGGAAGTTATCACCTAAAATGCTATATTGATTTATTATTGTGACTGTACTGCCTTCAGGCAGTCCTTGGCGGATAGAAAGTTTGGCGGGAATGGCAAGATTTAAACATGAAGTAACCAATCGTAAAGTACATGCATATAATGCTGCAAGAGAATATATCACAGAAGATTGGAAACCTTTGAAGTGCATATATCCATCTAAGTGTGCAGCATGCAAAGAATGGATTGCAAAAGGTGCACAGATTTTATGGCATGTCGATCACAAATTAGTAATGCATGCTGACTGTCCCATATTTCAAAAATAAAATTTTATTAACATTTACATATATCTAATATCTTAGTCAACTAGAATAATATAGCTAATTAAAAAATAATTTTTAAAAAAGCGGGGGAGAATAGAAATTTCTCTTGCTATACTAGACCTATATGATCCTTGTTCTAGGTACAAAGTACCAATGAAGACAGAAAAGGTCTCTATAGCCAAACAGAAGGCTCATTTGGCACAATATATCAGAGACTACAAGCAGAGGCATCCTTGTGCAGATTGTAAGATCCAGTATCCATACTATGTTATGGATTTTGATCATGTTCGTGGCACAAAACATGCCAATGTTATGGAATTGATTCCTACATTGTCTAAGAAGAAGATAGATGATGAAATTAAGAAATGTGAAGTCGTATGTTCTAATTGTCATCGTATTAGGACACATATGAGGAAGATAGCTAAAAGTGGTAAGAAATGAATGTTCTCTCTACCGCCGCACTTTTTCGGGCGCACTTTTCAAAACTCACTTTATTTAGTATTATTAGATATATTGGACCATAGCTCAGTTGGCAGAGCGGGAAGCTGTTAACTTCTAGGTCCCAGGTTCGAGCCCTGGTGGTCCAGCTTAATAAATAAAAAAAATGTTCTTCTTTCGACGACGCACTTTTTTCGCACTATGCGGATATGTATGTACCATTAATAAATAATTTAGAATTAGTAGTTAAATTATATGGAGACACTCCAGTAAATAATTGTTCATTAACTGGTTTAGGATTAGCAGTTGCAGCTCCATACCAATGCATATCTAAAACTTTAGTATTAGGAAGATGATCTGCTTGTAGCACAACATGTCCAGGATCTGTATCTACTGGATTCCCAGAGTCATACCAAATCCATGCTGCAAAATGATTCATTGATCCGTTGAATGGCATAAGTGGAAGTTCTACTTTTATTTGTCCTGTCCCTCTATTTGTCATAGTGGCAAAACTGCATTCTATATAAAAACTTACTAGTTTTCCAGCTTGAACATAATAAGAGTTATATGTTGGATATGTAACGCCTGATCCAGTAAATGTTAATCCTGTTGCAGTTAAAGTTGGAGAATATCTAGTTGAAGATTCTAATCCTGAAGTTCCGCTTGATCCCGTATTTCCTGTATCGCCTTTTACTCCAGCAGCACCTTGAATGCCTTGTGGGCCAATTATATCTCCTGCATCAATCCATCCTTCTGTAGTTGAATAAACCATAAGTGATCCATCTGACTGAATTAACCAACAATCTCCTGGAGTTCCCGCAGATGCCCCAGCACCAGCATTAAATAATTGTAATGTTGCATAATTACCTTTAAGGTTAAATGATTGACCCGATGGACCAGCTGGCGATGTTATATTAAATGGCATTTTATCTTTCCAGTATTAAAATTGATACTGTTCCAGAACCAATGGCGTATAATTGATCATCAGAAGATAAATCAGCACTAAATATTTGTCCCGCTGCAAGTTTAATTCCATATGATGATGATGTTACAGAAGACCCACCTAAATAAAGTGGATTTATAGAATCTGTATTTTGTATTGATATAGTATTTGGCGTGTCTACAATATCATTAATGGTTAACTCCTGAGCTGTTCCATTTAGTGTTAAATTTCTAGTTCTTAGCATAGATATATTATACACCTATATAAACACAAAACCCAATCAGAGGCGGATCCGATTGGGTATGTGGCATCCTAAGATGCAATGTACAGGGAGCAAGTGGGATGCTACGACCTGTACATAACTATTGTAAAATAGACTAAATCTAAAGTCAATAGCTGTGATTTAGTCTATTCTTCGTTTGGTGTAAATGATGGACTTGGGCCAAGTAAAAATCCTTGTTCGTGATAATTTATCATTTTTGTAACATCTTCTGGATCTGCAACCTTAGTTGCTATTAATGTAAGTAAATCATAAATTCTGTGTAACATAATATAATTAACCATTGGTAGGTTATCTTCTAGATTTTGTGAGTCTTCAGACATCTTGTCCTGCCGCCTTTAATTTTTTAATAATATCATCATAGAAATCTATTCCTATGAATTTTTTGTATCTGCATGATAAACAATATAAAAAATCTCTTCCATCTAAATCTTGATTAGCAAAAAGAAGGCCTTGGTCTATTGGACATTCCAATTTAGACACAAGGCCCTCTTGTGAAAGCGCTATATATTTAGATACAGTTTGTATCTGACGCATATTCTCCTACTTCATTTATGAAGGGAATCGCAATAGCCATTCCTTTGCCCTTGGGGTTAAACCCTTCCAGGCTGACCAATTTTTACCGCCATCGGTCATATAATACGTTATCTCTGCGTTTATTACTGGGTCAAACAATGATATGTTTGATCTCAGGTTGAACTTCTCTTTACGATCAACACCTAGGTCTCCCAACATGTTAATCTGAAAAATTCCATAGGAACTGTCTCCAGTTTTCCTGTTACCATTATATGCTAGTGGTCGTCCATTAGACTCCCGCTTTGCAATGGCCCAAGCCGTTTTAAGTGCTTTCCCTTCAAAGCCTACTGTTGCTAGTAGTTGCTTCAGATTTTTATCTGAAAGCTGCTGTGAAGGCTTGTAAACAGTATTGCTGTACTTTTCTAAGGTTTCTTTCTTAAGTTGTACTTCTGTCTTTGGTTGTACTTTTAAAGCTTGAGCGGGTAATACAGTATTGTTTGTAAATAGAAACAATGTTATCATTACTATTACAGTCCAGTGATGTACTAAATCACTAAAGCTTTGTTTTATATTCTCCATTGGCATTTCCTCCTTTAGAGATAACGAACTATAATAATAACATTGTCAGTAAGTTACTGTCAAGTCAGTTGACTAGGAATATATGAATATATCTTTCTCTACAATTAGGGCAAACTTCAATAAATCCGTTGGATATGGTCATGCTGCACAAATGATAGTTCAATCTTTAATTAAACTAGGACATGAAGTACCTTTTCAAAATTCAAAGGCTTCAGTTCAATTAAATTTTTCTCAACCTAATTTATTTAAATTACATAGAAATCAATATCAAATTGGTTATATGCCATGGGAATCAACTAAACTAAGGGATGATTGGGTAGATACATTAAAGTTATGTGATGAAGTATGGACAACATCAACATGGTGTAAAGAAGTGTTTGAGGCACATGGATTAAAAGATGTGAAAGTTTTTCCTCATGGAATTGAAGATATATGGAAACCACGTAAAAGAATTCCTGGAGATGTAATAAAGTTTTTACATGTTGGTGAGCCTGCTCCAAGAAAAGCAGGACAAATGACAGTAGATGCATTTATAGAACTATTTGGCGGGGATCCAAAATATTCTTTAACTATTAAAGCATATAATAATAATACTACTAGAATATATAATAACTATATAGATAAAGAAATTATTGGTTTACCCGATAAGATATATAGTAATATAAAGATTATAACTGAAGATTATAATGAACAACAAATGTTACAGCTTTATTATAATCATGATATATTAGTTTATCCAAGTTATGGAGAAGGTTTTGGATTTATTCCATTACAAGCTCTTGCTACTGGAATGCCCGTCATATCTACATATTCTTGGGCAGAATATTCTGATTTTCTTGGCCCTCTTAAATTACATTCAAAATTAGTAGACTCTCCATGGGATTTTACACACCCAGGAAAAGTATTTGAGCCAAACTATAAATATCTACTTGAGAAAATGAAAGATTTTACATTAAGACAAGATTATTTTGTAGATTATTATTTTAACCAGTCGACTAAGGTTCATGAAACATATAATTGGTTGCAGTTGACTGAGAATGCATTTGCAGATATTTTTAAAAAGTTTTCCTAACCCCTTCCGTCTATAAATAAAGTTTGGTAGAATTAGATTCTTATTAATTTTAAATTAATCCATAAGGTGGAAGAAAAGGTGTACACATAAATGTCAAGAACTATTGAAAATCCATACGAAAACTTTATTGCGTTGTCAAGATATGCAAGGTGGTTGTCTGAAGAAAATCGCAGAGAAACTTGGGGAGAAACAGTAGATAGATACTTTGACTTTATGTTAAATCATCTAAAAGAAAATCATAGCTATAAGCCATCAGATAAAATTATTAAAGAATTAAAAGAAGCAGTATTTAATAGAGATGTTATGCCTTCAATGCGTTCAGTCATGACTGCTGGAGCAGCATTAGAAAGAGATAATGTTGCAGGTTACAACTGTTCATTTGTACCAGTAGATAATCCAAGATCATTTGATGAAACGATGTATATTCTTATGTGTGGAACAGGTGTAGGATTCTCTGTTGAGTATAAGTATGTTAATAAGCTTCCTTCCGTCCCAGAAACATTTGAAAAATCTACAACTATCATTACTGTAGAAGATTCAAAGCAAGGTTGGGCAAAAGCATATCGTGAGTTGCTTGCCTTACTTTGGTCTGGACAAGTTCCAGCAATTGATGTTTCAAAGGTTCGCCAAGCAGGTGCTCGCCTTAAGACAATGGGCGGACGTTCATCTGGACCACAACCACTTATCAATCTTTTTGATTTTACTATTGCTAAGTTTAAGAATGCAGCAGGTCGTCAATTAAAGCCAATTGAAGCACATGATATTATGTGTAAGATTGGAGAAGTAGTTGTAGTTGGTGGAGTTCGCCGTTCTGCAATGATTTCACTTTCTAATATCAATGATATTGAAATGGCTGCAGCAAAGTCTGGCAACTGGTGGGAAAATAATACACAACGTTCATTATCAAATAACTCTGTTGCGTATTCTCGCAAACCAGAGATGGAACAATTTATTGCTGAATGGAAAAATTTATATGACTCGAAATCAGGAGAAAGAGGTATATATAATGTGGCCGCAGCTCAAGCCCAAGCAGCCAAATATGGAAGAAGAGATTCAGATATTCACTACGGAACTAACCCATGTTCAGAAATTATTTTACGTCCTTATCAGTTTTGTAACCTTTCAGAAGTCGTATTACGTGAAAATGATACAAAGAAAGATATTGAGCGCAAAGTTGAACTAGCCACAATTTTAGGTACATGGCAATCTACTCTTACAGATTTTAAGTATCTTCGCAAGATATGGAAAGATAATACTGAAGAAGAGCGTCTATTAGGAGTTTCATTAACTGGACAGTTTGGTCATAAATTTATGTCAGGTAAACAAGATCTTGTTGCACTAGAATCATTTTTAATGACAATTAGAGAATCGGCAAGAGCAATCAATAAAGATGAGGCTGGAAAAATTGGGATTCCTGAGTCTGCAGCTATTACATGTGTAAAGCCATCTGGAACAGTATCTCAATTGGTTGGGGTATCTTCGGGAATGCATGCTTGGCATTCCCCATATTATATTAGAACAGTACGTGGTTCAAAGGGAGATCCTATTTCAGTTTTCTTGAAAGAAGTTGGAATTCCAGTTGAAGATGATGTAATGAAACCAAATGATACTTATGTATTTTCGTTTCCAGTAAAAGCACCAGAAGGTGCAATTGTTAGAAATGATTTAACAGCTATTGAACATTTAAATATTTGGTTAGTTTATCAACGTGCATGGTGTGAACATAAACCTTCAATTACAGTTTCTGTAAAAGAAGATGAATGGATGGAAGTAGGGGCTTGGGTATATAAGCATTTTGATGAGGTATCTGGAATTTCATTCCTTCCTCATTCAGATCACACATATAAGCAAGCTCCATATCAAGAAATTTCTAAAGAGGAATATGATTCCTTAGTGGCAAAGATGCCTAAGAGCATTCGATGGGAAGATTTATCTTTCTATGAAACAGAAGATGGGACATCTACAAATGCTACATTAGCATGTAGTTCAGACGGAAATTGCGAACTTGTAGATATTTCAGCATAAACTGTAGTACAATATAAGGATTGGGGTAAAACCCAAAATTCCTGGGCATACCGCCCAAGATGGAGGATCTATGAAAAAAGATCTAAATAATGATGGAGTAGTTACTATGACAGAACAAGTTCTGGCAGCTCTTGCAAGCTATGGACGTGCATTTCTTTCTGCAGCCCTCGCCTTGTACATGACAGGAAATACAAATCCGAAGGACCTTCTAATGGGTGGAATTGCAGCAGTTGCACCAGTTATTTTGAAGGCATTGAATCCAAACGATTCTTCTTTTGGTTTCAAGAAGTAATAATTTAATAATAGATTAGGATAGCTCCTGTGCTAAAATAAGCATAGGAGTTTTCCTATTTAGGAGAGTTTAGCAAATGGCAGGACAAAAGAATTTCGAAGTAGATCAGAACACTACCTTTACCTTTATTGTAGAATATAAGGATAGTAGTGGAAATGCTGTTAATTTAACAGGCGCTTCAGCAAAAATGCAGGTACGTGATACACAAGGCGGAAGCAAAATTGCTGTAAGTTTAACATCTCCATCTGGCGGAATTGTAATTGATCCTTTAATTGGCAAATTAACTATTAGAATGACTCCAACGCAAACAAATAAACTGTTTTATCCTAAATCTGCATATGATGTTATGTTGACACAGGATAGCGGAATAAAAACTAAGCTGTTGGAAGGATTTCTGACCTTATCAAGATCAGTAACAATATAATGACTGAAAATATTATAGTAAATGAAATAGTAAACCAAGTAATTGTTTCTTCTCCTGGCCCTCAAGGTGCTAGAGGAAAAACTATTTTAAATGGTATAGGAAATCCATCAAATAATTTAGGCATAGAGGGCGATTTTTACTATGATAGAATTACAACAAAATTTTATGGTCCAAAAATGTCAGATGAATCATGGAATGAAGCAGTAAGTTTTTCATTAAGTGCTGGAACTCTTACATATACCTGGGAGCTATCTCAAGTAGTAGGGCCAGTAAATAACATTTATTCCGTTTTTATTAATCATAATTTAGGCTATAACCCAAATGTAACAGTTAAAACAAGCGGTGGAGATGTTTTAGAAACAGGAATAACCTATAATAATAATAATCAATTAACATTGACAATGGCTCAGCCATTTTCAGGGACAGCGCACCTGTCATAAAGGAGAAATAAAAAATGGCAAGATTATTCGCAACAAGTTTAGATTTAAACAAAAATGAATTACTTAATGCAAGAATTCAAAATTTAATCTCAGCACCATCATTCCCAGTAACGGGACAAGTTTACTATAACACAACAAACAATATCCTATATTTCTGGAACAATACAGACTGGATACCAGCCTCTGGAGACACAGAAACAATTCAAGATGTTGTTGGTAACTACACAGTAGCTGGAACTGGTATAACAAAGACATATAACGATGCAGCAAATACTCTCACATTTGCCATCGATACTTCCGTAGCAGCAGATCTATCAAGCTCACAAACATTAACAAATAAAAAGCTTTCTGATAGCACAACAACAATTGTTGATGTTACAGATGCAACAAAAACAATTAAGTTTGATGTAGGTGGATCAACAGCAACCACTGGTACAATTGCTACAGCATTTACAACTGCTAGAACACTAACTTTGCCAGATGCAACAGATGTATTAGTAGGTCGAGATACTTCAGATGTACTTACTAATAAGACATTAACCTCTCCAACAATTAATACACCAGCATTAACATTATCAACTACAACTTCTACTGCAGAAGGAAGAATTGCTTGGGATTCAACAAATGATACTATAAAGGTAGGCACTGGCTCAGCAACCAAAACAATTAGCCCAGATGATGTTGCTGCAACTCTTAGTGGTAAATCTATTTCAGGTTCAGATAATACTTTTACAAATATTCCTGCTTCTGCCATTACAAATGGAACAATTTCTGGTATTTCAATTGGAAGCAATTTAGCAACATTAACAATTGGAACTGGTTTATCTGGAACTTCATATAATGGTTCTACTGCAGTAACAATTGCAATTGATTCAACAGTTGCTACACTTCTTGGAAGCCAAATTTTACAATCTAAAACATTAGGAACAGGAACAGTATTAGGTGCTAACTTAGCAGCTGGATCATTTAAGATCACAGGTCTTGCTGATCCAACATCTGCACAAGATGCAGCAACAAAGGCATACGTAGATGCAGCAGTTAGTGGACTTAATGTTCATGATTCTGTTTCAGCAGCAACTACAGCAGCACTCGTTGGTACATATGCTGCAGGCTCTGCAGGTGCAGACGGTGGAACTGGTGTAGGTGCAACATTTACAATTACAGCTACAGGCGTTTTCACAGTTGATGGATATACACCAATATTAAATGAACGTATTTTAATTAAAGACCAAGCAAATCAAGTACATAACGGTGTTTATATTGTAAGCACAGTTGGTGCAACTGGAGTTTCTGCAGTATTTACTCGCTCTTCTTCAGAAGACAACAGTGTTGCTGGAGAAGTTACAGCAGGTGATTTTATATTTGTAGTAAACGGTACAACAAATATAAAGAGTGGTTGGGTACAATCAAATCAAGGTACATCTACTTCACCAATTAAGGGAATTAAGATTGGCACAGATAATATTGCTTTTACACAATTCTCTGGTGCTGGAACATACACTGCAGGTTCTGGTTTAACCATATCAGGAACAACATTTAATGTTGGTGCAGGAACTGGTATTACAGTAAATGCTGACGATGTGGCTATTGATACATCAGTAGTTGTTCGTAAATATTCTACTTCAGTAGGAGATGGATCTGCAACATCATATACCGTCACACATAACCTTGGAACAAGAGATGTAACTGTTCAAGTTTATGATAATGCATCGCCATATGCACAAGTTGAAACAGATGTTGAGCATGCTACAACATCAACAATTACAATTAAATTTGCATCTGCTCCAACAAGCAATGCATATAGAGTTGTTGTACACGGTTAAAATAAATAGTATAATAAAGGGGAGGAAGGAAACTCCCTCCCCTTTATAAAATTGGAGAATAATGACTAGAGAATTTAAGGTACCAGTTCAAGCTCCTTCATATGTTAAAAATGGAGGAACTTCAGCTCAATATTTAATGGCTGACGGGTCAGTTTCTACAGATAGTGCATCAACAAATGTTTTATATGTTTCTAAAAATGGAAATGATAGCAATAATGGAAGTTCAATTAATAAATCATTTTTAACTATTAAGGCTGCTTTAGCAGTAGCAACAGATGGCACCACGGTATTTGTTAAAAGCGGGGACTACACAGAGGCAAATCCAGTTACAATACCAACAGGAGTTTCAGTTGTTGGAGATAGTTTAAGAGCAGTAACAATTAGACCTTTAACAACAAATGCTCATATTTTTTATGTTAACAATGGAGTCTATATATCAGAAGTTACATTTAAGGGCCATGTAAATGGAGCTGCTGCAGTAGCATTTAATCCAAATGGATCGGCGGGAACAATTACAAGAAGTCCTTATGTATATAATGCTTCTTCAATTACAACAACTGGAAAAGGTATGTATATTGATGGAAGTCTAGTATCTGGAAATAAATCAATGGTTGCTGGTCAGTATACTCAAATTAATTATGGCGGAATTGGAATACATATAGTTAATCAAGGATATGCCCAACTTGTCGGCATATATACAATTTTTACAGATGTGGGGGTTCTTTGTGAATCAGGCGGATTTTGTTCTCTTATAGGATCAGATACATCTTTTGGAAATTATGGATTAAAGGCGGTAGGAGTAAGTAGTCTATTAAATTCAGGAACCGTTTTTTCTAATAGTTCAATATCTCAAGAAATAGTTATAAGTGGTTTAAGCGCAAGACCATATGCAAATAATGTAGTTACATTTGATGACGGAACAACGTGGTATACCTTAAATTCAGTAAGCACTTTAGTTAGTGGAAAAGTAACAATTACTTTAACTACTAATATTCCAACAAATTTAGTAAATGGCTCTACTTCAGCCAAATTTTATCAAAACAGTAGAATTACTGCTTCAGGACATACATTTGAATATTGCGGAAGTGGAACAGACCCATCTACTGCTTTGCCTCAATTAGGAGGACAGCCAATTCCAGCAAATGAAATAGTAATGTCTGGCGGAGGCGCAGTATTCTTTACTAGCACAGATCAAAAAGGAAATTTTAAAATTGGACCAGACTTAACAATTGAGCAATCTTCAGGTACAATTAGTGGTACAGCTTTCAATAAGAGTTTATTTGCAATAATGACACCATATATGTTAGCGTTGGAGGCATAATAATGAAATTTGATCCTTCAACAATGCCAGATACGGTATCTCCAATTGTAAAAGCACTTCGTACAATGGTAGAAACAACTATTGATGATGAATTAGAAAAAGTGGAAAATCGTGATGGTAAAGATACTGCAAATATTGTAGAAAAATCATTACGTGCAGTAACTATGAAAATATTTCATAATAATCCAAACGTTCATTCAGCGGTTGGGGAAAATATAAATGAATTTGATGAGTCTATAAAACGTCTTTTCGGAATTGAGGTCTAGGAAATGCCAACAATATTAAATCAATTTAAAACGGTAACAGCAGTTTTAACAACTAGCAATGTAAGTCTATATACTCCACCAACAGGATATACTGGAGTTATTCTTATGGCTCAAATAGCTAATATTACTTCCACCGCCAGTTCTGTTGATATGTCTTTTTATGATGGCACATCTTATACATCTTTACTAAAAGGATATTCAGTACCAGGAAATGATGCAACATCTGCAACAGTTGGAAAGCTTGTAATAGAACAAGGTAAATCACTTTATGGACAAGCAGCAGCAAATACAACTTTACATGTCACTCTAAGCATCTTGGAAACCTTTAATGGCTAAAAATTTATCTGGTAGAGTAAAGAAAACACCTCCTACTGGAGTATCTGCAGATAGATATAATTTTATTGGATTATCTGAAACAGAGCCAGATTTAGGTGTCCCGTCAGTTTCAGGTTATGTCTTATCTTCAAATACAGCAGGTATACGTTCTTGGATTTCTGCTGGTTCCGCTTCTTTAAGTACTCTTACAATAGGAACAGGATTAAGTGGAACTTCCTATAATGGCTCTTCACCAGTTACGATTGCGCTTGCATCTGATCCTACAATTTCTGGTAATTTAACTGCCGCTTCATTTATTAAAACAAGTGGAACTTCAAGTCAATATTTAATGGCAGATGGATCAGTATCTACAGGATATGCATTACCAGAAATTACCCCCCTTGATGATATATCTAATTATTTTGACGGAACTACAAATAGATTTATTCCAAGATATCAAGGTCAACAAATAACAATATCAAATCCTTTTAGGCTTTTATTAAGCATAAATGGTATAATTCAAAGAGTACGTAATGCAGAGTATGTTTGGCAGTCCATGATTGCTCAAAATGGCGTTAGCGTGGACAATGATGGATATATTGTATTTCCAGAAGCCGTCCCAGCAGGGTCACAATTTGATGCAAGATTAATGGTGGGGCCAACAACAACTTCAACAACAACAACGTATCCATTTAGAGCAATGGATATAATCCTAGGAGGATAAGAAAATGGCAAGAAAAATTTTATTAGAAACAGGATATACATTTAATCCAGTAGCATCCGTTGTTTCTTCAACAGGTACAGTAGGGTCCCTTGTTGCTTCAGCAACAAGTCCATGGACAGCAACAATTACAGGAATGAGCTCAACTGCGGGATTAGCAGTAGGATCATTCTTTACAGCAACAGCAGGAGCGGGTTCTGTTGGATCTGGAGGTACCTACCGTGTTACAGCTATTCTTTCCTCTACATCTGTTACATTTTCAGCAATTGGCGGAACTACACCAGTAGTAGGAGCAATTACTAATATTACTACATTAGCAAAACAATTAATTATTCCAAGATATATCCCAAGAGAGCGTCTTGTATTAATTACTAATGTTACTACAAATCAAGTAGTTTATAATTTCTCAGATCCATCACTTACTGCAACAACATATAATTCAATTATGTATGGTGCAAATGGATATACTTCATTAATTTTGAATTTTAATACAGTAGCAATGACTTCAACAGATAAGCTTCAAATTACTATTGATGAATATATTGAAAAATTTGAACCAGGGGAAGCACAATTAGACCCAGTAAATAAATTTAGAACATCTCAACCACAAGCATTAATTGATACCGATTTTGAGTATGGTATTCAGGGAACAAAATGGGAAACAGCAGTATTAAATAATATGCGCCCATTTGCATATCCTTCAACAGTTCCAGTTCCATCAATTTCAGGTATTGCTCTTTCTCAAAACGGTAGAGAAGTAACTGTTTCATGTACAAATACAACTGGATTAGCAGTAGGTACACCAATATTTGTTCAAGATACACAATTAGCAATTGCTAATGGTAACTTTGTTATTGAAAAATTAACTACAAATACTTCATTTACCTATACAGCAAAAGCTGTAAATCTTACAACAGTTACAGCTATTTATGATTCAGGTAAAACAATTATTTATCCAGGAACACTTTATACTGGTGCACAAATTGGTGCAGCACCAACTTCTATAACACCAAGCGGAAATCAGCTTACTGTTGTTACTACAGTTCCTCACGGATTATCAGTTGGTAATGAAATAGCAGTAACAGGAATAACAGGAACAAATCCTCCAAATGGTAATTACACTGTTGCACAAGTTTTAACACCAACATCTTTTACTTATTTTGCAAATCCAATTTTAGGTGTTCCTTCAGGACTTACAGTAACATCTGCTGCAGTATATGTTCGCCCACAAGGTCAAGTAACTCATAGAGCATTTGATGGCGGAGTTCTATTTTCAACAAATTCATCTTCAAATAATAAACAAGCAATACGTCAAACACGACGTTATTTCCGTTACCAATCAGGTAAGGGTATACAGATGTCTACAGGAACAATTATGCGTCCATACGCAACAGTTGATTCTTTAACATCTAACTCAACTACAGTAACAGTTCAAACTCGTGAACAACATAATATTCAACCAGGATCAACAATAACTATTGCAGGTGTAACAAATGATCCTGCGTATAATGGAACATTCACTGTTGCAAACGTATTATCATCAACTAAATTTACATATACTGCTCTTTCTGCTCCAACTGCTACAACAGCAGCTGGTCTATTTACCTTAAGTGTTCTTAGTTGGTATGGAGCTGCAAATAGATTAGGTATTTTTGATATTCAAAATGGTATGTTTTGGGAATTTGACGGACAATCACTGTATACAGTTCGTAGAAACTCTGTATTTCAACTTGGAGGTAAAATATCTGTAACAAATGGAAGCAATACTGTAACTCAAACAAACGCAGAATTTCCAACAGCATTTTCTAAACAATTAGTTCCAGGAGATTATATTGTAATTCGTGGTCAATCTTATAAAGTTATGGATATTGCATCAGATACGTCTATGGTAATAAATCCACCTTATCGTGGAACAACATCAACTTTAGTTGTTGCTTCAAAAACACAAGATATTAAAACGGCACAATCATCATTTAACATTGATAAATTAGATGGAACTGGTCCTTCAGGATATAATATTGATCTATCAAAGATGCAAATGTTCTATATTGATTATTCATGGTACGGTGCAGGATTTATTAGATTTGGTGTTCGTGGACCAAATGGAGATGTTATTTATGCACACAAGATTGCTAATAACAATGTAAATAATGAAGCATATATGCGTTCAGGAAACCTTCCCGCACATTATGAAACAAATTCAGAATCAATTAGAACTCAACTTGCTGCTTCAGTAGGTGCTTCTGATACATCCTTAACAGTTTCAGACACATCATCATTTCCTTCATCTGGAACACTTATAGTTAGACCAGGAAGTACAGCAAATCAAGCTTCACAAAATATTGAATTTGTAAACTATACTGGAAAAACTACAAC